TCTGACTGTCGTCAATATTAACCCAATTGGGGTTCTTTATGGTAGGTTTAGATCCGACTAAAACCAGCTGTCCTGTAGGCGGTGTGATGACCCGTGACTGCGCAACACCTGGGATCTGGCCTACAAGGCTTAGTGCACCAGACCCGACAAAGACCCCTACGCCAAGGCGGGGGGCAACACCCACTAAACTCAACGCCCCTGTTGCCGGAGCCGTTGTTCTGTCATGTACCGGAACCTGACCCACTAAGCTCAACACAGCCGTCGCAGGGATAAATATCTTGCTCTGCTCTACATCAGGTGCCGCGCCAACAATTGCAAGAGACGCTGTGCCCGGTACTTTAACTACCCCAGAAACAACAACGCTGGGGGCCGATCCAACAATAAGCGCCGCGCCAGAAGGTATGACGCCTACATCGACCGTGGGTGCTGCAGTTGCAAGGGTTAACGCCCCAGATACCGTCGCTACAGTCCGGTCTTGTACAGGTACTTGGCCTTGGAGGTTTAGCTGCCCTGTTGCCGGAGTAATTTCAGTTGCTAAAGACGGTGCTGCCCCAGCAAGAATCAGGTCGTTTGCCGCCGGTGTAACCCGGAAGTCAACAATAATTTCAGGCAACGCCCCAACAATTGCAACCGCGCCAGACCCCGGAATAATCTCAACCGCAAGACTAGGCGCCGCTCCTTCTAACGAAAGACTGCCAACGGCGGGGGTTATCCGAACATCAACAACAATAGCCGGAGCAGCACCGTCTAGCGATACTGCCCCTGATGCTGGGGTTACTACGACATCAGCATTTTCACCCCAAGCACCAGAACCCCAGGTGCTTCTACCCCAGCCGACTGTCATTTACTGTCTTTAGGTCAACGTAAAGACACCAGTTGCAGCAGGAAGAACAGTCAGCGTATTGGGCGATGACACCGTGAACTGAGCAGAGCTTAACGCACAAAAGCACAAGAGCTTTGCTGCTGAACCACTTGCATCTTTATAGATCACTGCATACCTGACGTTATTTAGATTATTAGCAGTAGTTGATGCCGTTGTAAGTGCACTAGCCGTGAAGGTCAGGCCCACCGTGGAGTAGGTGAACTTCATCTGTTTAGCAGATGCACCAGTCGTCCATTTACCCGTAGCAGGAACCAATGCTTTTCCGCCTGAAACGTACCCGCCAGTTGCTGAAATTTGAGCGGCTAAAGAACCAAAAGTACTCAAAGCAAAGTTATTTACCGTAGCACTCGCCGAAGTTCTAAAAAGCGCCATCTTAAAGTTGCTCACTCCAAGTTCAATAGTGCCATTACCGATGTAACGCTTGCCCTTACTATAAAGTTGCCATGCTGTCGCAGCCATTTTAAATCTCCTCTATTGCAGCGCGGTCTGCGCCAGATTTCAAAATTTGACGGAGTAACCCGCCGTAGATTTCCAACTCCATTACATCGCCCATACAACCTACCAAGTCGATAAATTCACGAGCTTGGGAAACCATCCACGGATTACAGTAAAAAACTTCCCCACCTACACGCACAGGGACTATTCTTTGGTTATCATTCTCATTCTGCGCGTAGGCATGGTGTTGGCCTTCTTCCAGGCATGAGTCACACCCAAAGATATGAAACCGCTTGAATCCCAACATTCTAAACAAGGGGATAGCCCTTAACAAGACCGTCGATCCACCCGGCACTGGATAGCACTTGGGATAGACCTCTTTCAACGCGTCTTGGATTTCTTCTGCACTGGTGTGCCAAATGTAGGTCTGCTCTTTGACTTCTAAAAGCCTGCCAAACACCGCCGGGTCACATTGCGATGCAATAAAGTACTTGCAGTCAGGAATGACGTTCTCGACAAAGCGAAGGTTAAAAGGCCGTGCATCTAACATCACAAATGCAGAAGGCTTGATGTCATGATCTAAGCAGTACTGATAGGCGTTGTTCAAACAGACAAGCTTCACTCCCTGTTCGCGCAGGCGACGGATCTCACTGATCTGACCCTTTAACGACGGCCCACCGCCAACGATCATCACCTCGACATCATTGGTTGGATAAGGCTGAACCTGCTGAAACCCCAGCCGGATATTTTCCTTCACGTTTGCCAACACCACATCCAGACCAGCGTTTAGCTCGCCTTTCATCTCGATTTCTTCAGCGGCTACCCAGATTTCTTCCTTAGGAGGAATAGGCGCAATCACTACTGTAGGTGGGTCTGAGTGAAAGGAGGTGAACATTAGGCAAGCCTCAAGAAAGCAGATGTTGCAGTTATTGGAGGAAATTTAACCTCAAGATTCTGATTCACGGCCGTCTTCTCTCCAGCAAAATCCACCACACAGACCGAAGGATTGCCCGCTGCCGTGTCGTTGTAGATCAAAGCACCAAAAGGAGAGAAATCCACACCCGTAAACAAGAGATCCACGAAGGAGATTAGGACAATACCACTAGAAAGAACAGGCTCTAATGAGACCAAAGCGCCACCCCCAACCGCGTAACTTCCCGAAGCAGGCATCTCATTGGCAGACGTATAGGCGGTGGTGGCAGCCGTGAACGTGGCATTGTTGTCATACAAGGCCAGCTTGAACGTGTCACCGCCTGGACCAAAGGTATGCACCCCTTCAGCCAGTTGCTTTTTGAAGGAATTACAGACGAAATTTCCAGTAAAGGCCATCGCTTAAGGCCCCGGTGAAGCAGACTTGAGTTGCACCCGAATCATCCCGTCTCTGTACTCGTCACGACGACGACGGCCAACCTGCTCAACACCCACTCCGTCAACGGCCTGCTTGTAGCTGTTCTCGAAGTACTGCAACATCTCCGGAGGTCCCTTAGTGTAGCTGTAAGCCTGTATCAAGCAGGCATACAAAAGAACCTCAGGAGCGTTTGTGCTGATCCAGGTCGTCGGCGTGGCCGGGGAAAGCTGCGGCGGCCGGTAAATATAGCCCATCTGCACCTGATAGTTTTCATCCGGAGTCGGGGCCACAGAAAAGGTGTTCTGATCCCAGACAGAGTAGTACTTTGGAACGCCTTCTTCCGTGTAATCTGGCCAGTACTCTCGCATAAATGACTGGTCCCTGAAGTCCAAAAAGATACGATCATCACCCACGACGACCATGAGATACCGGTGCGTGAGAATTCCCGAAGGAGCCCCTAAGAAGCGATTTCCCGCAGTTAAATTGCCCGTATCTTCCAGCTTGAACACATCTAGGTCAATATCCCTGAGAATGCGGTTCTCGGCCATCGTGATAAACGTGTTGATGACAGAGTTAGAAAAGACATTGGCGTCTACCTCTGTGTAGTTCCGGATGTTCGTCACAAGCTCGTCGTAGGTCATGAAATCACCACGGATACTGGGTTAATTAGGGTTTTTACGAACAACGGGTTGTTCAACGTGTCAGGCTGCATGTTATTCGTATTATCCGCGCTTCCAATGCTTTGGAAAGCCGAAAAGCCGGGTGTGCCAACAAACACGGTCACTGGCTCCGTGCGGTCTGGCCGAGGATCCCGCAGTGCAATAGAGTCCCCCGTAAAACGCAACGGGAACAGCTGAGGCTCTTTTGGCTCATAGTCATCAGGACAGACCATGAACCCACGCCAGTTCTTCCTAAGCGTTAGGTACGGATACCGCTGGCCACAGTAGTCACATAGGCCGTAGGAGAATTTGCCTGTCGCAAAGGCCATCACTGGTCCCCATAATCAGGCACAAAAGAAACACTGGCCGTGTCTCGGTCTTCCATGGCCGCCCGGTTGAAGTCTTCCTCATAAATCGTCTTCAAAACAGGCATGCGCTCCGGCGCGAACTTCAACGAAAGCTGGTAGGCCAAGCCCGAAGCCAGACAAGGCAAGAACCGGAAGTTCACATCCGTCGTGTTGGTGTACTGCCCCGCATCCTGGATGCGACGAATCCGGTAATAAACGAAGGTATACGGCTGGTCAGCGGCCGGATAAAAGAACACCTGAAAAGGGTCAGAACGCTGCACATAAAACTGTGCAGGACGCGCCTGCGTGGTCTTATCCGGCTGGTTCAGATACTCCTCACGGCTGATCCGGTCCAAAGTAATGTCTGTCAAAGGCCCCTGAGAAGCAGGTAACCGAATCACGGCCGAAAGCACATTGACCGTGTCAGCGTCCAGCGTAATCTCATTGTCGCCCTGGACCAGCGAAAAGGTTTGTTCCTCAATCGTCCACAGGTTCAAGCCCCTGTTTGCCCAATCCAGGAACAACAGATTCAACGAACGACGAGCAGTGGTCATCTGATAACCACTCGTCATCCGCATGCCACAGCGCTCGAAGGCCTCTTCGATGAGGTCGTCGATGCTAAGGTTGAAGTCTGTTGTGCCGGAGGTAGTCATTCTTTATACAGGTTGTCAAAAGTGGTCTCAGGGTCCATGTAGGTGTCATCTTGCTCTGCACAATGGATCCACTGACTCGGCCTGAAATCAGGAGCACCTTTTCCAGTCTCCCAATACGCGGGACTCGTCACACGGACCCTGTTGTTCGGCAAAGCCACAATATTGCCTGTCCACTTCCCTGCGTCCGTCAACATCAGCACATGGCTTTGTTTGTGCTGCGACGGACAATCCGCTACTTCGCTTTCCGCATAGTCTACCGTAAACAAGTACCGCCCGGTATAAAACTCCCCCGCTATTTTGCACAGCCATGGACTGGGAGAGGTCCGGG